CTGATGGGAAGCTGTTAAACCAACCATAGCCGCAGCAGTAAATCCCTTCGATGTTGCGGAAGTTCTTGTTCATAATCATGACGTAGATGCGCATGTCATAATCACGCCAGTTACCAATCAACGCTTCTTCGTAAGGCTCTAGCCCTTCGTCACCTAGTGTGACCCCCTCAATGTAGTGGTTAATCACGTCAAAGATAAAGGGAAGAATGTTGGGTTTGAAGGTATGAAAAGAAAGACGCATGTCATAGTTGTAGTTGACCTTTAGAATACCGTCAACAAACTGATAGACTTCCTTACGGATACCCGGTGTACTGGTGGAAACGTTTAAACTAACATCCGGAAAACCAGAACACGTTTTCATGTAGTTAGTAAAGGGAGCCACCCATGGAAACATCGGATCGAGCATGTCCCCAATGATACCGCTATTAGCCCGTCCCCATACTGGATCCAAAAGACCCTTTACGTAAGCCCCTAACGTATTTGGGTTAGGGTTGTACAAGGATAGCAATTGTGGGTGTTTAATAACGTTGCTATCAGACAAATTCAACAAAGGACGATTAATGAAAACTAATCCTATGGTGTCGTCTGGTCTGGGGGCCATCTGGTTTCCAGGGCCTAGAATTCGGATCCCTCTCAGGGAGTTAACGAGAGGACTTGTTGTACCAGGTCCGCCGTTTTCGAGGAAGGCGTAGTTAAGCCAATCGGCAACGTTAGATGAGTCGATATCCTTAGCCGGTTTTACGCTAGCCTGGTTACCAGTGAACCATCCTTCAAATGAATCTAATGTGTTTGCCACTGTGTTTGGCTCCCAATATGAGGTGTAATTATGCTCGGAACAGCTTTGGGCCTGGGTTCCTTTTTCCTCGACGTAGCTTCGAGGCTCTACCCAGAAAGCAAGGAAATAGGCTCCGCCGCTAAAACGGCTGGCGCGGTTCAACATTCATATGATGTCCTGAGTACTAGCTCTGTTCACCAGAGCGCTCGACGCACCATGATTGCCCCGATGATAGGTATTGAATCGGGATTGCTGCATCAGGAATTCATGGGCGACTTGATGCAAGTCATCACCGTCCGTGATATCGTGGCAACCCTAACCCACATCCAGCTGCAAGGCTCCGTTGGGATCGGTATCAAGGTCGAGAACATCATCGGGTCGGTTCAACCTGCTCGTGCCGGTCTGTTGTCATTTGCTGGTCTTGAAGCAATTGACACCTCAGTTCAACCTGTAGAAGCTGAGAAGCCTAAGGGTCTGGAAAGTGAAGTGACCATTGGGGGCAAGAACTATTCTGACCTCCAAGAGTACACCCCACTGGCGGTAGGCAAGACGGTGGTAGCGATCATCAACACAGAAGCCGGCGGGAAGATTGAAGTCCCCATGACTTTTCGTGAGATCCCAGTTCCAATGGCACCTGCGGATATCCAGCTTACATTCAGCGCCGCTAAGCAAGAAGATGGTTTCTTTGCCCGCATGTTGATGGTGAAGACTAAGGAGATCACTTCTCCTGATTTCCTGTCAGGTTACGACCTGGTTAAGGAACGTTTCAACATCAAGAATGAAGAGATGTCGGGGTACTACAAAGAAGCCCTGAAGCGTGACGTTAACAACAAGTTGTCGGCTGCACGTTCTGGCATCATCAGTATGAACACCCTAGCCAACAGCTTTATCATCTCGAGCGACCTGGCTCGGCAGATCGAACTGGCTAACGGCAAGCGTTTTGCTGACCCAGCTTCTCGCGAGGCTATCTTCAAAGCAGTAAAGGCGAACACCATCGTCGTTTGCAATGAAGACAAAGGCACATTTGTGTTCTACACCATCGGTCAATCATTCCCGGAACTCTACACTCGCCGGGACCTCGCCTCGAAATCCAAGAAGGACACCAGCTCCAGTTCGCTGGCTGACTTGGTCAAGCTGCTCAACGGGGGCATGTAATGGATATCCTGGAATACGTCGGTAACATCAAAACGTTCGAGAAGACCAAACTGCTCGGACTGCTGGACACGTTGAAGGTGGCGACTAACGCCCTCGACGAAAACCTGCGTAATGTACAGGCCAACGAAATTAAGTTGGATGCGGTTACTGAACGCTGGGTAATCACCAAGTCATTGGCCCGCCAACTGGCTCAACACGGTTACCATGTAGAGGACATCGTTGAACAGTCCCGCATGTGCATCACCGTGATCAACTCGCTGCTCCCAGAGCTGTCTAAGGTAGTTAATAGCTACAAGGACACTATCTGGGATGGTAAACTGCTTACGTTGAAGCAGACTAACCTGTTGAACCTGATCGAACACATCAGTTTCTGGCTGCGCTTTACGCGCTCCATGTACGACGTGCTGTTGACGATCAATAACAAGTCAGTCGATCCAGAACATTACTTGAGCAAGCATGACGCCAAGTGGATGAACGGGACTCAACAGCTGTACAAGTTGTTTACCATTGATCTGTCCAAAGGCGCCCGCACACTGTTTAAACAGTTGGACGAGACACCTGACCTTCCTGTCTCTAACGGTCCTCTGGCGACCTATGAAGCAATCGAAGGCGCTGGAAAGATCGACCTGTTGAAGAAAGGCTTCGGTGTGCACTTGGTGAACCCAGTTTACTGGTACCACTTGGGTGTGGCACGTATCAACATTGCTCGCATCGATAACATGCGTGAAGAGAATATGCAATTCGGGGCCAAGATTGCTCAGGCCGTTAACTTGCGTAACTCGAGTGCAGACCCTGATCTGGATCGTCGTATTGAGATCTATCAGGAAAGCATCATCCGCAACAACCACAAGATCGAAGAGATCGAGGCCCAATATGTCTGACTATCGGTTGGTCAAGAACGGTTATGTCCCTGCTGACATTTCCGACTCAGAACTGGCGGGGCTCTTCAGAAACCTCAAGGCGCTGAAGACCGACGCGTATGCAGACTTTGTGTTGGTTATCAAGGGTCATGTCGCCGTTGAAACACTCCAAGCCGTAAAACGTTTGGTGGGTCACTCATTTCATGACTTCCTTGAAGTTAACTTCGGTGGTGGGCGCGGTCCGTTGGCTGGCCTGGCTCGGGACGTAGTGCACTTTCTGAATAACCGTGTTGGTTACCTCAGTGTCCTGACCTCTATCCAGGAGCAAGAGAATCGGCTTACGGCGCTTACCCGTCGTCGTTCAGCGGTTTACACCCCATCGATCTCTGCCGGTCGAAACGAGGTCTTCTTGAAGGATGGTGATACCGTTCTCGATTATGACCTCTATCGGCTTATGGCGGCCCTTGGGCCAGCGACTACCGGTCGTTTAATGTTACTGTTGGGAGGAGCTGAGTACTATGTCTGACATAGACCAGAACATACAGTTCCAAGCAGAGATGGCGTCTATCAATAGCGTCACCTCTGAAGATCTGGTACGCAACGCAAAGAACTCGGGTGATCTACAACTCTTCCAAGAGCGACTGGATGATGCGCAAGATCGGGTAGAGGTTGTTAAAGACGTTCTGCTTCAATTGGAACCCTACGACCTCAACCCACAGATTGCACAGACCATGGATCGTCAACTGGATCGTTCAGCTTCAGTCTTGGACCGTCAAGATGCTGCAAAGGAACTGGAACTGCTTACAGGTGCGGAATCTCTTGGGCTAACGCTTATGCCAAGAGACTATCTTAAAACGCGTCTGGCAGGCTGTGAGAGCTTCCTGGGTGATTTCATGGACCTTACTCGTAAAGTCACTCAGCACCTTGGTATCAGTTTCCATGAGGCTTACACCCTCTTTATGGAAACCCA